GGTTCGCGGAGTGGTGACGACGCTCACGTCTTGGGGTAAGACGCTCGCAGCCGCCTTGAGCAGACCGAGGTGAGAGAAGCCGAAGCTGCCGGGAGCGTGTTCGGCCGCGTACGCGGTCCGGACAGTCGCTCCGGCAGCCACCTTCTGCTTCGCGAGCGCCCCAGTAAGATACGTCTTCCCGGAATTGCTCTCGCCGAGAACGACGTACATACCAGGCGCAGCGGGGATCGGGCCACTTCCGGCGATGAAGCCGCTTTGGTGGTCGATCCAGAAGCGTTTGGCGCTCTTCGATCCGGGGCCGACAGGCGTGAGGCCGGCTACAATCGTAGTACCGTCCTGCTGCGTGTAGGTCGTGAACGAGTAGTACGCTGCAGCCACATTGTCGATGAGGCGCAGGCGTACGCCGTCGGCGACGGTCCACTCGCTGTAGAAAGCCACTGCGATGTGCTTCGCGCCGTACTCAGTAGCTCGGCGCCGCATGTCGGTCCAGTTTGCTTTCTCGGCGTCAAGGAGAGACGAGTCCTCCTGAGGCGCGTAGGCGAGCAGCTGAAGCGTTCGCACCGATGCGCCGATGACGCTGCGGGTGTAGTTCGCGAGCTGGAGATCGTGAGCGGTGCGCGCGCCAGGTGCTGCTAACGGACCGCACGGGACGAGTCGCGCTGTTTTGTTGTCGAGCACGAGAAGGCCGATCTGGCCTGTCCGATGCGACATGAGATTTCCGGTTGTCATACCGTAGTGAACCTCCTGATTGACGATTGGTGGAGCCCAGTAATGAGCTCGCGCGGATACGACAGGAACGTCTCATCCATGAGACTCGGTCTAATGTGCTTTGCGGCTTCGGGATGCCACCTAGCGATTTCTTGGTCCATGAGGAACCGGCGTTCCCAGACGTTGAGGCCTTGCCACTCTGGGAGGTCCGGAGGCGGACCGACGAATTCCTCGATTTCGCGACCGGTCGCGATCTGAAAGCATTCTGCTTCGATGCGCGCCGCGTCCGGGAACGCAGGGTGCTTAGCGTAGTACTTGCGACGCTCATGCCATGCGAGCTGCCATGTGCGGTTTCGCGCGCCTTTCGGCTCCGTCCCGCGCTCCGGCTTGTACCACTTCTTGAAGTAAGAAGCGAGGTTTGGCATGAAGCGTACAGAGGTACCGAACCACATGGGGTTCATACCTGCGAACGCGTTCGAGTCGGCCCACTTCACGTACGAGAGCGATTTCGTGAACCCGTCCTCAAACTCAGGGTCGGGTTGATAGAGACCGATCATCGTGTTGTCGCCAAGGGAGGCGACGCGGACCGCCGCGTTTTGAGAGCGCGACAAGATTGCCAGCCACCAGTCTTCGAGCTCACCGGCCGCCCGCATCGCGGAGGCTAACTCCGTGTTCGGGTTGCTGAGCGCGTACTGCGTCAGACCGGAAAGCGCGTACGATAGACCGATCGGCTTGTTGGCGGCCGACGTGTCCGGGATGCCGCTTGGCATCCCAGTCGAATAGTCCCACGTGATCTGGCCCGGTTCGCCGGCCATGGCGACACTGGCCATCTGCGTGTAGACCTGCCTCGATATCACGGGCAGACAGAATTGAGCTCGGCGCAGAGCGTCGAGCCAAGGAGCCGCTTCCTCACCGGCGTGGTCGCAATAGGTGCGAATCACGTCGGCGGGCATGGTGTTATCCATGTTTTCGATATCGAAGCCGTGGATAGTTGAGACCCCTTGGGCCCAAGCATCGCACGAATCAGCGTCCTCGCAATCCAAGGTACCGGTCCACCGGTCGACGGTGGCGTGAAGAAGAGCTCCCGAGTCGACTCGCACCGGGAAGAACATCGTCTGGTCGCAGGGCAGATACAGCCGAATCCGCATCAGCACGGCAGCGAGACCTTCCTCGTCCAGAGCTTGGAGTAGCTCCGGCAAGAGTTCGATTGCCACCTGCTTATCGATGTTGTTCGGCACCTGGACATACGCGTCCGGACCTTGTCCCGGGTCCATAGTCCACCGCGCTTTGGCCATCCGCCGCTTGGTGGAGCTGTCCGCGTCCTTGCGGGGCTCGTCGACCTGTACGCGAATGCCGGAAGCATGCGTAGCCGACATGCCGGTAGCGATCATGAACGATTTCACGTCCGTGGTCGTCCCGAACTCCCCGACCTTAACTAGTTGCTCAACAGCCTTGATGAGCATATTTCTAGTGTCCGGGGTGAGCCACTGCTTCCCGAGCTGTTGTTTCACGTCCAGCCCGCGAAGCATCGTAGCGTAGCCGATTCTGCTCTCGGTCGCTACTCGAGGAATGGGAGCATCGCCGCGCTGTAATACCATCTTCAGCGCGCGGCTGAAGACGCCCAGCTCGGACGGCTCCACAACTCCGGTACGCCCGTAACGGCGCTGCCCCTCGGTAACCTTGTCGCCACTGAAGCGCGCTCCGCGCACCAGCGTGGTGTCGCGAACCGGCGCCCCGAGTAGCGTCGGGAACCATGGGACGGCCGCAAAGAACGACCAGTCCGTCGACACGCAGGGCTCCTCGTAAATACCCTGGCGTCGCGGCGACTCCGGAAGCTCCTTTCGGAGCTGCCTGAGTAGTAATGCGGACATGGTCTGCATATGCTCGCCGGAGGCTGGAAGGCCCGGGTAAACATGAGCAGGCATGCGCCGCGGTCTCGATCCGGTCGCCCAGTTATATGCACTAGGCCCGAATTCGCTTAGCCAAGCCAACGCTTTTGGATCGTTGACCGGGCCGTACTTGATACCCATAACTCCTCCACGGGTATCGCCGACGCTGGCGGGCGTCGCGGCTGTAAGTCTGCGCAGCCGGATAGCCGCGCGGAAACACGTATTGCTTGCCGGGCAAT